TATGTAGCTGGTGATGTTAAATATGGTGATGTATTTACCGTTCTTGTAAATCCAGATGGTACACCTATGATTTGGAGGGAATAACTATGGACTGGATCAGCGTAAAAGATGATATGCCAAAAGAATATGACAATATTTACAATCATGGTACTGAATTATGGGCAATAGGGACATTTCGTAGAATTTCAAATGCAGTTTTAGTTACATTTGAATCGGTACAGAGATTGAGGATCACAAGCACAGGAAGAACAATAAATGGGAAGTGGGAAACAGATGTTGATTGGATGAAAGGGAATGTTACACACTGGATGCCTTTTCCAGAACCAGCAAAGGGGGAATAACTATGGACGAACTCAGCCGCAATGGCAGCGGATATAGAGATCCAACTGCTTCACCAGTTTTACAGGCGATATATAAAAGAGAAATGGAAATTGATTATCAGGCAATGCGGCTGATCGGGCTGATCAAAGACTTGTTACGGATTTGTGATTTTGAATTGATTGAAAGGGTACAGATCAGACATAAACCTACCAGGAGGGAATATAAATGAGCAACGAAAAAAAGAAACAGTATTTACGCCGCTACCTAGTTGCAAAGAGATGTGCAGCTTTATTGCTGGAACAAATTGAATCATTGCGTGAAAACAAAATGAGTCCATCAGGAACACTTGATGGAATGCCGCATGGAAGCGGGACATCTGATCTGTCTGGATATGCGGCACGATTGGATGAACTGATGCGGGAGCTGGAAGCGGAAAAAGAAATGCAGATGGTTACATATCATGAGATTTGGAATCAAGTGAAAAAAATTCCAAATGCAACAGAGCAGGAAGTGCTGACCAGAAGATATCTTATTGGACAAAGCTGGGAGAAGATTGCCGTGGAAATGCATTACAGCTATCGTCAAATTATTAGAATTCATGGTGCGGCATTACAGCATTTTTCTTGGTGACCATAGGATGGCACACAATGTCACATATCAATGTAGTATGATGTATCATGTAATCAAATGGAAACACAGATAAAAGACTGCATAAGCGGTCTTTTTCTTTTTGTCTGGGAATTCCAGGAAGGAGGTAAATCCATGTTAAGGTCATGTCCTTATTGCGGTCGGATCCATGACAAAAAACATATCTGTTCCAAAAAACCAATTCGAAAGAAATACGGAACAGAACAAAACCGTTTTCGATCTAAGAATGTCTGGACGAAAAAGGCGAAAGAAATAAAAGAAAGAGATGGGTTTTTGTGCCAAATTTGCATGAAAAAACTATTTGAAACAGTCCGGCAATTTAACAGCCAAGAGTTAGAAGTGCACCACATTGTTCCATTGGCAGAAGACTATGATTTGCGTCTGGAAAATGAGAACCTGATTACCCTTTGTGTACGGCACCATAAAATGGCTGACGACGGGATAATTCCTGCATCTTTGCTGCTGGAGATTGCCAAAGAAAATGAGGAGAATGGATGCCAAGCCTTGGTGGAGATACCCCCCTAGGGGTAAGGTCTGAAAAATCAGAAACTTCCAAGACCACAAGGCCTCCTTTCTTCACAAAATATTCCCAAAATGAAAACGAAATGAAAATGGCAGAAAGGAGGGGGTAACATGGGCAGACCATCAAAACCGTATGCGGTGCTGGCACAAGAGAAAAAAAGCCATCGTACAAAAGCAGAAATGGACGCTCGAAAAAAGGGTGAAGCTGCGTTTGCCACTGGTGAAACATTGAAAGAGAAACCAGAGACCAGGCAGAATCTGACTGCCCATAAGGAATTTCTTAGATTGAAAAAAATATTGATGAGCATCAACAAATGGGATGCCATCTACGAGAATGTGATCAACCGCTACTGCCTCCTTTATGCGGAGTGTTTTGAGTTTGAAGGAAAACGGGAGCAGTTCTTTCGGGATCTATGCAGTCTGGATGAAGAAAAGGAAGAACTGATCGACAGCGGGATGTCCGTCAGTGCATTTTACAAGCTGAAAAATCAGATACAGAAAAACATCATTGACTTGGACAAACAGGTTCAGGCAAAAAGAAAGATGCTGATGGATATTGAGAAAGAAAATATTATGACCATTGCGTCTGCCCTGCGGAATGTGCCCAAAAAAGAAGAAACACCAACGAATCCGCTCTTGGAGGTATTGAAAGGTGGTTGAAAAAACAAAGGCGTATCAATACGCAATATGGTGCATACAGCCAGAAAACAGCAAGGTGGGGCGTTATATCAAAAAACAGGCGGAACAATGGCTGGAAATAGCTGACGGAAAGAGCAAAGAAGCATTTGTGGATGAAAAGGCAGTGGAAAAGATATCGAATTTGCTCAAGATTATGATTCACCCGGATTTGCTTTGCCCAATGGCAGACGGCATGGAAGATTACGCCTGGTTTTTGATTATTGCTGTGCTCTGTACGAAAAAGTATGACAGCAAAGGGCGAGATATCCGATATTACACAACGGCAGTGCTGGAAATCTGCAGAAAAAATTTCAAAACGTTTTATTCGGCAGTTATTTTCATACTGCTGATGCTGACAGAACCGCCTTTTTCCAGATTCTTTTCCGTTGCGCCGGATTTGAAACTGTCGTCAGAACTGAAGCTGAGTATCAGGAAAATCATAAAGTGCAGCCCTGCCATTGCGGATGAGAGTGTTTTCAAAATCCTGCGCAGTGAGATCCGTTGTAAATTGACGGACAGCGAATATACCCCTTTGGCATATTCGGAAGACAGGATGGATGGTAAACTGGCAAATGCTTTTCTGGCGGATGAAGCGGGAGCCATGGACAGCTATCCGGTGGAAGCAATGAGGTCTTCCCAGATCACGCTGATCAATAAGCTGGGCATTATCATCAGTACCCAGTACCCCAACGAAGATAACGTCATGATTGACGAAATTGACATATCAAAAAAGGTGCTGGATGGTCTGCATAACAGAAAAAGGCGTTTTTCTTTGCTCTATGAGCCAAATGATGAATTTCTGCAAAATGATTTATGGCAGACGGAAGATCTGGTCATTTATCAGAGCAATCCTGTAGCTGTAAACAACGAAGATGTTTTTGAAAATCTGCTTGAGAAGCGGGAATACGCAATTCTTTACGAGAATAAGCGGGAGAATTACCTCTGTAAGCACAATAACATCCGCTACAAAGGACTGGGAACAGAAGGGTATATTGATATCACCAAGGTCAGACAGTGCTGTGTGGAGGCGGATAAAACATTTTGGAAGGGGCGTAGGGTTTGGGTCGGACTGGATCTGTCTCAGACAGACGATAATACATCTGTGGCAATGGTGACCTATGACGAAAAAACTGGGAAAATCTATGCAAAAGTGTGGGGCTTTATCCCCAAAGAAAGAATTGTCATCAAAAGCAAAAAAGAAGGTGTCAATTATAAAAAACTCATTGCCGCCGGCGAGTGTTTCGCCTGCGGTGAGGAGGTCATTGATTACAGCTTCGTGGAACGCTTTATCCTGTCCCTGCCGGAGGAATACGGCGTTATAGTGGAACAGGTAGGGTATGACCGATACAACGCTCTATCGACCGTACAGAAGCTGGAAAACGATGATAAAAACCCGTTGGAGTGTGTGGAAATCATCCAGCACAGCAAAACACTGCACAGACCTACAAAACTGCTGCGGGAGTATATCCTCAACAAATTGTTTTGTTACGAACAAAACCTGATGCTGGAAATCAATTTCCAGAACGCCAGATGCACCGAGGACACCAATTTGAATAAGTATGTCAACAAAAAACGATCATCCGGGAAAGTGGACATGGTCGTATCACTGATTAACGCCATCTACCTTCTGCAGGATGCGGTGCTGCTCGGTGAGGATAGTTGGGGCGCACAAATCATATAAGAAGGGGGTGAGAAATTGGGATTTTTGGAACGTATGAAAGATTTTTTTGGAATCACAGAGGACAGGGCAGAGGAAAGCCCAATGGTAACTGCGGAAGAAAGCCTTTTGCGGGCACTGATCGGAGAATCAAACATCAATAAAAAAACAGTGCTCCAGATTCCAACGGTAAAAGGCTGTATTGAAAAGATTGCTGGTACCGTCTGCCGATTGCCCATACGCATGTATCAGGTGGTGGATGGAGAGGTGCGGGAAATCAAAGACGATTATCGGCTGCGGCTGCTCAACGCTGATCCGGGGGACACGCTCAACAGTGATGAATTTTGGCGTGCGCTCATTGAGGATTACTATATGGGAAAAGGTGGATATGTCTATATCAACAGAGAAGGGCTGGAAATCAAAAGCCTGCATTATGTGAAGGAAGAAGATGTTTCCATTGTGATAAATTCAGATCCAATTTTTAAGGATTATGACATTATGGTCAATGGACGGACATATCTGCCCCATGAATTCTTCAAGATTCACCGCAGAGCCAGAGATGGTGCTTCTTCTCTGCCTATCTGGCAGGAAAATCCGCTGATTTTTGGAGTGGCTTATAATTCTTTGGTGTTTGAAGAAAATCTGGTGAAAAAAGGCGGCAACAAGAAAGGGTTTATTGAAGATCGGAAGAGCGTCGTGTAGGGA